TCTAAGAAGAAGCGATTTGCTCCTTGGATGAAAGCAAAGAAGATAAAAAATATAGATATAGTTAAAGAGTATTTTGGTTATAGTAATGAAAAGGCGAAAGTAGCATTAGAAATTTTAAGTGAAAATCAGTTAAATGATATAAAGATAACCTTGTCTAAAGTAGGAAAAAAATAAATATCTCTATAATAATGATAATAATGGAGATTCGCTATGGACGAGTTGGCTTGGCATCCAGATTTGATGTTAGAAATCAAATTGTCGGAACCAGATGATTTTTTAAAAGTTAGAGAAACTCTCTCTCGCATTGGCATTGCTTCTCGCAAAGAGAGAAAATTATATCAATCGTGCCACATATTACACAAACAAGGCCGTTATTTTTTAGTACACTTCAAAGAATTATTTGCTTTAGATGGTAAGCCAGCAAATATAAGCATCAATGATGTACAAAGAAGAAATACTATAGCAGGTCTATTGGCAGATTGGGGATTGGTAGAGATTATGGGAGACTCATCTGATAGAGCTCCTTTATCCCAAATTAAGGTGTTATCGTATAGAGAAAAGGAAGATTGGTTGTTAGAAACAAAATATAATATTGGAAACAAAAAGAAAGTGTGAGGTGTTATGATTAGATTATTGAGATTGAAGTCTGGAGAGGACTTAGTAGCAGATATAGATATAAATGCAGATACTATTACTTTAGAGAATCCTGCCATGTTGATGCCTATGGGTGGCGGGCAGGGTTCGCAAGTACAAATGGGATTCGGTCCTTGGGTCCCCTTCACTAAAGAAAAGAACATTGAAGTTCCTAAAGATTGGGTAGTTTTTATAGTAGAGCCCGAAGAATCTATTACTAATAATTATAGGCAGATGTTCGGATCAGGATTAGTTGTTCCTGAGGTTAGAGTTGATACCAAACAGGTCTTGACTGGATGATGGATATATGATAGCATATCCATATGTCTGAAAATTTTTATACAAGTGTAATTTTAAAAGGTGATACTCTCTATCTTCGAGCGATTGAAGATGGTAAAAGAGTAATGCGTAAAATAAAGTATCAACCTACTTTATTTGTACCTACAAAAAATAAAAGTAAGCATAAAACTTTAACTGGTCACAATGTTAAGCCAGTAAAATTTAATAGCATCTATCAAGCTAAAGATTTTCTAAAAAATTATGAAGAACAAACCGATTTAATTTTTGGACAGGAACGATATCAATATTGTTATTTGTCCGATAATTATGAAGGGATCATAGATTGGAACCAAGATAAAATATTAACACTTACTATTGATATTGAGGTGGCGAGTGAGAATGGTTTTCCAGATCCCAATGTTGCTGAAGAAGAAGTCCTTTCTATAACGGTTAAGAATCATTATACCAAAAAGATTATGGTGTGGGGTATTTACGATTATACTAATAGTCGTGATGATGTGATGTATGAACATTGTGATGATGAAAGGGTATTACTCCAAAAGTTTGTAGAATTTATGCAAGCTGTTCAGCCCGATGTTATAACGGGTTGGAACACTACGTTCTTTGATATACCCTATCTGTGTAATAGAATAAAGGGGCTGTTCGGCAATAAATTTATGCAGAAGTTATCGCCCTGGGAAATTGTTACAGAAGAACACACATCCACATTCGGTCGTGACATTACGCGGTATCAGATATGGGGTGTATCTAATCTAGATTATCTTGACCTGTATAGAAAATTTACATATACAGACCAAGAATCATTCACATTGGACAACATAGCATTTGTTGAGTTGGGTGTAAAGAAAGACCCTAATCCATATGACACATTCAAAGAGTGGTATACAAATGATTACCAATCGTTTGTAGATTACAACATTAAGGATGTGGAACTTGTAGATGCCTTAGAAGACCGTTTAGGTATGATTCAGTTAATGTTTACGATGGCATATGAAGCCAAGATAAATTACAATGATGTCTATTCACAGAATCGTATGTGGGATGTTATTATCTTTAATTATTTGCGAGGGAAGAATGTAGTTATTCCTCAACGAAAGAAAAATGATAAACGTGCCAAGTATGAAGGTGCGTATGTAAAGGATCCATTAGTAGGACAACATAATTGGGTGATGTCATTTGACTTGAATAGTTTGTACCCGCATTTGATTATGCAGTATAACATTTCTATTGAAACAGTAATAGAGGAACATTTTCCGTATAAAATTTCAGTTAATAGATTGTTGGAAAAAGAAGTTGACACCACAATGTTACCTAAATTAAATCTAACAGTAACTCCTAATGGTGCTTGTTTTCGTACAGACATAAGAGGATTTCTTCCAGAGTTGATGGAGAAATTTTATAATGACCGTGTGAAGTTTAAAAGATATATGTTAGAAGCTAAACAGAGATATGAGGACACAAAGGATAAAAAATATCTTGACCAAATAGGAACGTATCATAATATTCAGATGGCTAGAAAGATTGCTCTAAATAGTGCTTATGGTTCTATGGGTAATGAGTATTTCCGTTATTATGATGAAAGGGTTGCTACTGCTATTACCACTGCAGGCCAATTAAGTATAAGGTGGGTAGAAGGTAAAGTTAATGAATACATCAATAAAATTTGTCAGACAAAAGGTGAAGATTACATTATTGCATCTGATACTGACTCTATATATGTTACCTTTGATAAGTTGGTACGTCAATCTTTTGGTGACGGAGATATATCTTCTGACAGAGTTACCAAATTCTTGGATAAAGTCGCTACGGATAAAATACAACCGTTTATTGATGAATGTTATCGAGACCTTGCCTCGTATATAAATGCTTATGAGAATAAGATGGATATGGCAAGAGAAGTTATTGCCGACAAAGGTATATGGACTGCTAAGAAACGATATATCCTTAATGTGATTGATAGTGAAGGAGTTAGGTATAAAGAACCTCAACTGAAAGTGATGGGTATTGAAGCCGTTAAATCCTCCACACCCCATGCTTGTCGTGAGCGTATTCGCGAATCATTGAAAGTAATTGTAGGAGAAGGTGAACTTGAGGTTAATAAATTTATCCAAACTTTTCGTAAAGAGTTTATGCAATTGCCCATAGAGGCTGTGGCATTTCCACGTTCGGTGAATGGTATAAGAAAATGGTCCGATAAGTCTAGTATCTTTAAGAAAGGCACACCCATGCATATCAAAGGCGCAATACTTTATAATTATCTAGTTAATAAACATAAATTAACTCACAAGTATCCGTTGATAATGGATGGTGAGAAATTAAAATATCTTTTGCTTAAAACACCAAACGTGTTACAATCGAATGTTATTTCATTTTTAGGGGAGTTGCCTAAAGAGTTTGGTTTACATGACCAAGTAGATTTAGATAGACAATTTGAAAAATCTTTTGTTGATCCGATAGAGTTAATATTAGAATGTATTGATTGGAAGGTTGATAGAAGTTATGGTACACAGAGAACTTTAGAAGCGTTATTTGGATGATACTTGCAGAACAAGATGCTTATTGGGCAGCTCAAAGAGTTGTTGAATACTTTGCTGACTTTAATCGTATAGATGATTATTTTAGAAGTCGCAAGTTAGACCGTATTAAAGATATGCCTACCCCACTATTTGGATTAGGTCCAGAAGATGACCTGTTTCAAGCTTGGGATATGCATCCGCAAGATATGGATTTTGAGATAGTCAGAAGAACACAGCAAACATTTGATAATTTATTAGAAATGACTGCTAGTTTTTCGCCAGATAATCCTCCTGCTAGAGTTATGAAACTTTGCATACAAGAAAAGAATACAGGCAAGATAGTTGGGTTCATTAAGTTAGCCTCACCTCTTATTAATGCTAAGCCTAGAAATGAATTTTTAGGCAGGCCTTTAAAAACTGAAAATAAGGAAGAGATGAAGCGTTTTAATGATAGTACTATAATGGGATTTATCATTGTGCCTGCTCAACCTTTTGGCTTTAATTATCTTGGTGGAAAATTATTGGCAGCTTTATGTTGTTGCCATGAAATTAGATTACTTCTCAATATGAAATATGGTGGCCCATTTTGTATGTTTGAAACTACATCCTTATATGGTAATATAAAGGGTGCTAGTATGTATGATGGCATGAGACCATTTTTGAAATATAAAGGAGATACAGAGTCTAAATTTTTTCTAACTATGGGAGATGATATGTATCATCCTATGCGTAAGTGGTTCTATGAGCGTAATGGTGATGAAGAATTGGTAAAGAGTACCCATGATGATGGCAAGCCCATATCTTCCCACAAGTTAAAGACACAGAATAAGATGTTGAGTATCATTACCCAAAGTCTCAAACAATATAATATTGATGCTCATAAAAAGTTTGTAGAGTTTAAAAAATCTACAGAAGGTATTACGACACAGAAAAGATTTTATACTTCAACTTATGGTTTTGAAAATAGTCGGGAGTATTTGTTAGGCGAAACGGATAAGTTAAAAAAAGGTCAAACTTGGGATAGACATTCTCAAGAAAATGTGATACAATGGTGGAAGAACAAAGCGTCTAAAAGATATGAAACTTTAAAAAGTGATGGCCGCTTGCGCACTGAGATAGAAGTATGGCGTAAAGATAATATGGAAAAAATTGATATTATACGATGAAGATAGTATGTGCAAGATTAAGGAGTAATGTAACATATACGGGCCCATTAGAAACTGTCCTTGATAGTTTCTTTGAGCTTTATGTTAGGTGGATGAAAGATAATCCTCAACATAGCTATGCATCTTATAACCTAAGTTTTGATAAAAGGCAACGGCCTAGACGCAATGCTGATGTGTTTAAGGATGCTGATGTGATTGTCATACCCAGTGATAGTGAGTTTAGGTATCATGGGGAGATACAAATAGATCCTAGAGATTTAGAAACATCTAATAATTTCATTGAAGAAATTAAACCACACATGGAAGGTAAGACTGTTATCATGTGGAGGTCTGACCGTGGTGATACAGAAGAACTTTACCGCAATGAAACTTTTAAGGGTGTTACATTAGGAGATTTTCATACAATAGATGAGATAGATTTTCCTGCCAACATACATGGCATGAAGTATCATTTTATACAAACTCTAAAGAATCCTTTGTCTCAGATGATGCCAACAGTTAAAGATAAAGATTTTGCTTATTGGGGTAGAATGAAAGCTGGTGATAATAGAGATAAAGTTATTAGAGGGGTGTATAGAGATAAAGATATTACCCAAGTGTTGATTGGGGGATTTCCTTCAGGCGTTAAACGAGATGCTAAATGGATAAAAGAATGGAAAGTATTGTACCCAATGATAGAACGGGCAAAGTGTACGCTATGTTTTAATTGGCGTGATCCCACTGCTACCACATCGAGATACCCAGAAGCATTATCTGTAGGTTTAATACCCTTTGTATGGCAAGACTATGATAAGAACAACACCTATAACATAGAATCTTGGCAGCGTGTAGATAGTTTTGAGAAATTGAAAACTAGAATACTAATGCTGCGTTATCGTGAAGCTTGGGAAAGCAAGCTTGCTCTGTGTAGACAAAATTATACAGAGATATTACCTTCTCCGGATGAATATTATGAAATGTTTGGGGGAATGATGGATAAAAGTTTGAGATGAAAATATACATACCGACATTGGGAAGAGTTGAAAAGCAAATCACTTTTGATAATTTACCAGACAAGTATAAAGAAAAGGTTGTGTTGGTTGTCCAAGAACATGAACGCTCTCAATATAAATTTGATGTAGAGTACATGGTAGTAGATGATAACATCGGACTATCCAAAACTCGTCAGCTTATTTTTCATAAGGCGGGTAAAAGTTATTATTCAATGTTAGATGATGATTTAGAATTTTATCGGCGAAATAGAAAGTATAGCACCTCATCTGAATTTTCTGATATGGAAGGTTCTAAACGCAAAATGACCGAACAAGATTTTGATGAGATGTATGTAGAATTTGGTGAATGGTTTGATGATGGATTTATACAGTGCGGTCATAGGGAGACATCATTGCCTCCTTTACCCACACCTTGGCAAGATAACGTGGGTGCATATTCTGCGTATACGTTTGATGGTCATAAGTTATCTACATTTATAGATGAAATAGATTGGACGTATACTAAAGTAGGATGTGATAGTATGTGGCAATTAGAATTTCTTTTGCGTGGATGTAAAATTAGAATGTCAGATATTTGGACAGAAAAATCTGCGTGGTGGCAAGAAGGTGGGGTAGCATTATATCGTGATGCTGAATTATATAATAATGAACATTTAAAATTGGTTAAAAAATATCCTAAATATGTAAATGTTACAGGAACGGTGGTTAGAAACTATATAGGGGAAATTATAAATTTGCGATATAATTGGAAGAAAGCTTATGCAGATTCCTTATCTACACCGCTATCAGTCTTTTTTAAATAAATATGGGAGAAAACAAGATGTCAAACTTCTTGAAGAATGTAATTAAGGAAACAGGAAATGAATACGGTACAATTGTTAGCGATGGTCTTGCTACTGCTGACGTTAGTGGTTATGTCGATACTGGTAGCTATATTTTTAATGCTCTTTGTTCCGGTAGTCTTTATGGTGGGTTACCTCAAAATAAAATTACAGCAATTGCGGGCGAATCGGCTACAGGAAAAACCTTCTTTGTCCTTGGAGTCTGTAAGACGTTTTTAGAGGATAATCCTGATGGCAGTGTAATTTTCTTTGAGAGTGAGTCTGCTATCACCAAAGATATGATAGAAGAACGAGGTATTGATTCTTCGCGTATGGTGATATTGCCTGTTACCACAGTACAAGAATTTCGTTATCAATCATTGGCCGTATTAGATGCTTATGAAAAAGATGAACAGCGCACACCAGTTTTATTGTGTCTTGACAGTCTAGGTATGTTATCTACTACAAAAGAGATTGAAGATACAGAGGCAGGTAAAGAAACAAGAGATATGACGAGAGCCCAGATTGTTAAGGCTACCTTTAGAGTCTTGACATTGAAGTTGGGTAAACTTGGTGTGCCATTGATACTGACTAACCACACATATGATGTAGTTGGTTCAATGTTTCCACAGAAAGAAATGGGTGGTGGTTCAGGCTTGAAGTATGCTGCATCACAAATTATATACCTTTCAAAGAAGAAAGATAAAGACGGCACAGAGGTTGTAGGCAACATTATCCATTGTAAGACATACAAATCTAGACTTACAAAAGAAAATCAAATGGTCGACGTTAGGCTGTCTTATACGAAGGGTTTAGACAAGTATTATGGCCTATTAGAGTTGGCAGTAGAAGCTGGTATTTTTCAAGCAGTATCGACTCGTATAGAGTTGCCAGATGGTACAAAAACATTTGGTAAGACTATCAACAATGATCCAGAAAAATATTATACTGATGAAGTGATGCAGAAGTTAGACACGTTTGCTAAAGAAAAATTTAGTTATGGATGAATACATTAAAGTTTATGATAATGTGATAGATGAAGTTTCTTGTAATGCTTTAATTGAAAAGTTTGAGGATTCACATGAAATTTTTGAAACTGTCCACATGGAAGATGGTAACGAAGTAATTTCATTTGAGCAAATAGATTTACATAAACATGAAGCTTGGGCTTCTGTCCAACAAGGGATGCTAGAGGTCTTTCAAGACTATATAATGCATTATAAAATTGATTGTAAAATTTTACCCAAACAATGGCCTGAGACTTATGGTTATGAGGCTATAAGAATGAAACGCTATTTAAATAATGGGTATGATAGATTTGATACTCATGTTGATGTAAGAGATTATGCTTCTGCAAGACGTTTCTTGGCATTTTTCATTTATCTTAATGATGTTGAGGAAGGTGGTGAAACAGATTTTGTAGGACTGTATCGTGTAGGAACAAGGATGCCACATTATATTAGACCACAGAGAGGACGATTGTTAATGTTTCCTCCGACATGGACATATCCTCACGCTGGGTTAAAGCCAGTAAGTGGAATGAAATATTTTATCCACAGTTATTGTCATTATGAATAATCCTTCCTTTGATTTTGTGGTTCATAAAGAAACGCAAGAAGAAGCATTAAAAATGCAAGATGGTAAATATGCAGGCATAGTGTGGCAATATGCTGATGTTAGATTTCCAATTTATGATGAAAGTGGTAATCTTATAGATCCTGAAGCAGCAAGTGAGATACCATTGACATTCAAATGGAAAGTATTATATAATCCTAATGAAGCAGATATAGAAAGTGTAGAATTTAATACTACAGTAGGTGATATATTATTACAAATAATAGAAGAAGGTTTAGAGAATGACGCTATCAAAATTAATACCGCGGGTGGAGAGGACAATACTTCAGAACTTGATTCTGAATGAGGAATATAGTCGTAAGGTATTACCATTTATAAAAGAAGAATATTTCCAAGATAGTACAGAAAAAATTATCTTTAGCGCAATTTTAGAATATGCGGATAAGTATAAATCTTTGCCAGTTGTTGAAGCATTAAGTATAGAGCTGGAAAAGAAAAGTGTTACTGAAGAAGAATTTAAAAAAACGATTGTTTATCTAGAAGAATTAGAGTCTTTATTACCCAAAATAGATGACCAATGGCTTCTAGATGAAACCGAACAGTGGTGTAAAGACAAAGCAATTTATAATGCCATACTCAATGGCATTCATATCATAGATGGTAAGGACAAACAGAGAACGCCTGAAGCGTTACCTACTCTGTTGTCAGATGCTTTAGCTGTATCGTTTGATACGCATATAGGCCATGATTATATAGAACAGTATGATGACCGTTATGAATTTTACCATGAGAAAGAAGAAAAGATCCCATTTGATTTAGATTTCTTTAACAAGATTACTAAAGGGGGCTTGCCCACCAAAACTTTAAACATAGCTTTGGCTGGTACTGGTGTAGGCAAATCGTTGTTTATGGTTCATGTTGCAGCTAATTGTTTGATGCAAGGTAAAAATGTTTTGTATATAACATTAGAGATGTCAGAGAATCGTATTGCTGAACGAGTAGATGCCAACTTAATGAATGTGACTATGGATGATTTGCGAGATTTACCTCGTCATATGTATGAAAATAAATTTGAGAAAATTTCTAAAAAGACTCAAGGTCAGTTGATAGTCAAAGAGTATCCAACCGCATCAGCTCATTGTGGACATTTCCGTGCATTATTAAATGAGTTGGCATTAAAGAAAACATTTAGACCAGACATTATCTTTATTGATTATTTAAATATCTGTGCATCAAGTCGTTTCAGACATGGTGCTGTAGTTAATTCTTACACATATATCAAGGCCATTGCTGAAGAAATGAGAGGTCTTGCAGTAGAATTTGATTTGCCTATCATGTCAGCTACACAGACTACCAGAACAGGGTTCGTATCATCCGATATAGGACTTGAAGATACCTCAGAGTCATTTGGCTTACCAGCCACAGCGGATTTAATGTTTGCGTTGATATCAACAGAAGAATTACAAGAGTTGAATCAAATGTTAATAAAACAATTAAAGAATCGTTATGCGGACCCAACATATAATAAAAAATTTATTATAGGTGTTGATAGAGCTAAGATGAAATTGTATAATGTATCTCAGATAGCACAGTCGGATGTGGTTGATACGGGCCAGGAAGAAGAAATAATAGATAGATTTGCAGACTTCAAAGTGTAGGTATAATAAACAAATAAATAGCAGCATGAAAACTTTTCATACGTTTATCGCTGAGGCTTCTCTTACAGATAAGAAGGTGTTAGATGTAGAAGCCGTACTTCAAGATAAGGATTGGTATGGAGGTGGAGCTAAGGCGGATCAAAGAACTCGTATTTTTGAATCTACTGCTTGTATTGTAGCGATGAAAGGCACAGCCTTTAAAGAAGCAGGATTACGAGCTGTGATGAATGATTCTGAGTGTGATCCCGTAGCTAAAGATTTTTATACTAGATTTTTAAAAGAGTTTGGTTCAGACGCCAAGGCAGTCAAAGCATTGTTAGATTGGATAGTACTTATTGGTGGACCAACTGCTGAGTTGAGACCGATAAAATCTTTTATTCAAAAGAGTATTAATGATTATTATAAGGCTGCTCCTAAAAGTTTTGAGGTAGCTGCAGCTGTAAAGACTAATACTACTGACATAATATTAATAGTAGATGAAAAGAAAGAAACACTTTTTAGTTTATTGGATGAGTTAAAAACTTTAGATAGTAAAGATCCAAATGCTGAAGTTCCTCCTTCAGCTAAAAGAATAAGTACGACTAAGAAAGGTATGTGTTCTATTTTGGATTCTAATAGGAAAAAAATTCTATCCTTTTATCAAGTATCATTGAAGAAAGGAACGGCCGGTGAAGCTCAAGCTGGTAAGGCTGGAGCTTGGTTAAATAAAAATTACTTGAAAGGTGTGTCGCTAGATAAGCCTAAGAATGTTGAGAAATTAGCAAAAGAGTTGGGAGCGATACCTGAGTCTGCTCTAGTAATGATAGATGAAGGTTTTTTAGATTTTGTAAAGGGAAAATTAACTGCTGTTATAAAAAACGTAAAGAATTTTTCAAATTGGGCAAGTCAAAAACTTAATAGATTACCAAATTTTATAGTAAGTAAGAGTGCGAATTTTGCAAAACGCCTTATATCCCGCAATAAAGGAATCAAGGCAGCTGAAAATATATTATCTTATGTTCCTGTTCCTATCACAGAGGAATATTTTACTGAGAAGCCTGGCAGTCAAGTAAAAATTAACGAGAGTATGCTTGCTGATTTTAAAGTAGTGCGTAAAGAATTTTTAAAGAAGAAGAGCATTAACTTGGTACATCAAAAAAATGTTAAATTATTTCAAACTTTAAATAAGAAGCATAAAGTTAAAGGTCGAGATATGGAACCCATTATAATGTTGCCCGACATAAATGCTGGCATAATATCTACTACTACGGTAGATAAACAATTAGTTTCTCTTACCAAAAAGAAAGTTGGTGATTTTGTTAGTAGAGATGAGTTAGGATTAATTTTTAAGTTGGGAAGTAATTTTGCTGCTAATGTTGCTATCTTTGGCATATTAAAAGGTGTTGAGACTGGACTGTTAAATAAAGATTATGATAATTTAAGCTCAGCGTTATTTGCTTTAGCGGCTAAATTAGAGGCCGAAGTTAGATTTGGCAATACGGCTTTACCGTTAGTAATAGTTTATGGTGGGAAGAAAGGTAAATTAAAGGTGATGGGTAAGAGAGAAGATTGGCAAGAATTGCGGAAAGGAGAACTAACTAAGACTGGAAAGGACCTTACTAATTTTCCTTGGCTAGTGTTAAGAATAGGTAAGGCCGGCGGTAAAGAGAAATATAATACTGTATCTTTTAAATTGATTAGTCAATTTGTAGAAGAAGGAGATATTGTGGTTCCTGAATGGTTGGGGTTTGGTGTCAGGACAAACTCAGGATCAAATTTTACTTGTACAATAGAAGCATCAACACCAACTAAAAATTGGCAAGGTAGAGATTAGTAACAGGATATCTAAGACAATTTTCCGAAAGGACCGAAGCGAGCTGAATCAGTAATTTTTCCTTTCTTTTGTGCATAGTAGTAGGTTGATTTAATAAAATTGGTAAATACCTTTTCACCTTTATCTACTTTTATTGTGGAAAGAACCCAAGCCCAATTCAAAATTTGGATACCCATAGTTACATTTTTTCTAATGTCATCTTTATTTGAATCCCAACCATTGCTTGCTTTAGCCGCACAAATGTGGTCTATGAATACATAGCTACGTCCATTTTTTAACATTCCGGCCGGCACTGTGATTGGAGAATTGCTTTTAAGAATCATATCAATTTTCTCTTTGAATGCTTTATATTTTCTATCAGTTTTGTCCTTTGGGTCATCTGGTATACTATCTTCCGCATCTTGTAAGGTTGGTATTTTAATATCGCCAGCCTCTCCTTGAGTATTAACTCTTTTCTGTGTAATCAAAGCTTTAAGTAAATCCTTTGGCACTTTACCTAGTTGGGCAGCACCACCTGTTGGTTTATATTCTAGGTTAATATTATGAGGACCGGATTGACTACTTCCAATTCTCATTTCAGCTCCTTTACCATTTACAGATCCAGTTTGAGGATCTTTTTCTTTTACTTTTAATTCATTAGTGATAACTTTAAATCCTTCTTTGTTATTCTGCCAAGCTAAATTTAAATTCCAACTCTCAAATGTTACTTTGGCCATTGGTTTAAATTTACCTTTTGTTGAAAAGTTTATCATCTCCCAATGTAAT